TACATGGACTATACATTAGTGCTAAGATACGAACAGTTCAAGAAGATCCCATTAGGATTACGAATTAATATATGGGCTTAATCAGTGCGGTAACGTTACTGCACTAACAAGGAGAATTAAAATGGAAACAGGATGGTTACGTAAGAGCCAATGGATTGTACATAAAAATCAAAACCCTGATAATTTCTTAGATTGGGAAACATTTAAAAAAGTATGGTCACAATTTTGTAATGAAGATATGATCCTTGTGTTACCAGAAGCTAAGAAACTTGCAGATAAGATAGAAAGGAAAACAAATGAACAAACTATTTGAAGACAAGATGGACTACTTCCAATGGCAAGATGGTATGGAGAGGAGATACAATCTCATGCCAGCATGGTGGTGGAATGAGTATATGAAAAAGAAAAACTACAAAAACTATTTGGAAGGAAAGTGTGATGCAGATAACTAAACAGTGCATGTTAACAGGTGATACTAATACTATGGACATACCAGTAACCCAAGATCAGTTAGATGATTGGACTAATGGCATGTTAATACAAGAGGCTATGCCTAACTTAACTGCTGAAGATCGTGAGTTTATAATGACAGGTACAACACCTGAAGTATGGACTAAGAACTTTAGTGAAGTTGAGGAGTAAACTAAACCATTAACAATAAAGGATAAACTAATGACTATGATAGCAGTATACCCAAGCAAGAAAGTATTGAAAGAGAACATAGGTAAACCCTTAGAGTATAGGGAAACATCTATGTTTGGTGAAGAATATAAAGACAATGGCACTATCGTGGTAGCTAATAGACCACATATGACAGGCATAGGCCGTGAGTTTTTTGCAGAAGTGACAATGAAAGATGGGTTAATAAGTAAAGTAAAATAGAAAAGAGTAAACATGAGTGACATATATGAGACACTACTAGATTATTATGAAGAAGCTATTGACATAGGCATGGACATAGATGATGCCAAGGTGTATGCTTGGGATAAATTTTATGGATGGCAACTGAAAGGATTAGATGGATGAAAGAAGAAGAACGGATAACTCAACTAATGAATGAAGTTTCCTCATTGAGAAGTGAGATAACTATCTTAAAAAGAAATGTAAAAGAATTACAAACTTTATCAGGTAACACTAATATAAAATTAGTGTATGCTCTTAAGAACTTAGACCATGTAACTAAGATGTTACGTATAGAAGAAGATCTTACTACTAAGATAATTAAGATACTTAAACTAGATATAAAAAAGGAGACTAAGTAATGTTTTTACTGCTACTATTTCCGTTAATGTTTGGTGTTGTTAATGCTGATGCACTGAATAAGTTTAAAGAAGAGCAAGACAAGGGTGCAGAATGGCACTATGTAGGTGAGCAAGACAAAGATATTAATGCTGAGTCTATTGCTATCAACGGTAAGATATACTACAAACTTAAATGGAAGGAGTAACTTATGAATAGTTTTGAACTAACTAATTCAAGACTTAATATTATTAATAGGAATAAACCAATGAGATTTAATACAGCACATGAAGTACGAAGTTATCTTAAGAGTGATAACGATACGTGGTATGGTATAGTATTAGAAGGTATACTAGATACATATCAAGAAGACATGTCTATAGAAGAGATAGATGATATAATAAAAGAAGAAGTAAGAGACTTCCAACAAGGCTATGAAAACTTTAACAAGAATAGAAAGGATTAGATATGTTTAACCATGAGTTACTTGACTTTAAAGTAGAGAAGTTTCCACTAAGATTCTTTGATGGCGATGATGCTGATATAGGATACGTACCATCCAGCATAGGTGTAGGACTTAGGCGTATAGATACTAAACAACCACTAGGTATAGTGTCTGATCAGTATGAAGTGGTACAATATATGGACATCGTTAATGGTGTAGAAGAAGCAATAGATAGGTCAGGTATGGATCTAACTGATGCTCAGTTCACCACTAATGTCTACGATGCTGGTGCTAAGATAGAACTTACTGCTAAGTTTCCTGCTCACCAAGTAGCAGTAGGTATATCAAAGGGTAAGGCTGATGATGTCATACCTGAATTTAAGTTTCGTACCAGTCAGAATAGAACATGGGCCAACAATGGGATGATGGGGCTATGGCGTAGTGCATGTTATAATACCTTAGTGTCTGGTGATAAGCTGGCTTATGTCTATGGTAGGCACACCAAGAACTTTAATGTTAATAGCTTTGCTACTAAGATACAGAATGCTGGTGAGTTTATATCTGGCAATGGTCTTACTGAGATGCGTGAATGGTATGGTACTAGGGTTAGTAGGAAGCAAGCTGTTAACTTATTCACTAAGACATTAGCCAAGCGTACTGATAACGTGACTAAGAAAGAGGTAGGCAATAAGGTAATGCTATCTAACCTTATGAAAATATTCGATGAGGAAAACAGACACCTACATGGTAAGGGTAACTATGAAAAGTATGGTAGCCTTACTGAGGGTACTATGTGGACAGCCTATCAAGCCGCAACCTCATGGTCTACTCACGTTGCAGGTCATAGCACTAACCGCACTCAAGCTAAAGCATATAATGCTAGGCCAATGAGAGAAGATAGAGTACGTAAGATGCTTGGCTCTGATACATGGAAGGAACTATTAAATGCGTAGACAAAGTGATAAGGAGTGGGACTATGATGCCATCGACAAGCAACGTAATGAAGATTGGGGTGGCATCCATAAGCTAGTGACAGACCATGCAGTAGAGAAACGTGTGACAGCAGAAGAAATCTACAAGCGCAACTCTATATTCTATAATCACATAGAGATTAACAAGCTATGAACTGCTGGCATTGTAACAGTGAGCTAGTGTGGGGTGGTGACCATGACATAGGACATGAAGATGATACCTATGCTATGGTCACTAACTTGACTTGTCCTAAGTGTGAGTGTATAGTAGATGTATATAAACCAAAGGAGAAAGAAGATGTTTGACTATGCTAAGTTTGGTCATATGACTAAGCAAGAACTACTACTTAGTCTAAAGCAGTACGAAGGTACTGGTATAACCTATAAGATTTGTGACCCTGACTTTGATGGGGATGATCAGACTATAGTCTTTTCATTTAGTAAGGAGGAAGATGATGGCAAACAACTGGACATGCTCTAACTGTGGCTGTGTACATTGGGAGGAGTTAGTTCCTATATCATGTATCATGTGTGACAATGGGACATTCCATGACAGCCCTGATAAATTCTATAAGAAAGACTTTGAAACTCAAACCAACTATGTAAAGGATAAAGAAAATGAAGATAGTTAAAACACCACAGACAATAGTTAAGTGGGGGCATGAAGATGTCACTGTGCTTGAGCTATTTAAAGAGTTAGATAAACTTGTTGCTAGTTCTGTTAGAACTATGCATGAGATGGATGGAGATATGTATATGTCTGACTATCGTAATCTATGTGAGGCTCAATGGAAGATATCAAGTACACTTGACTTACTCAAGAAGAAGTATAACGATGTCTGACTATGTGATGGGACGTATACCTGTTATTAAAAATAGGATAGCCGACTGTATCTTTACTGCCAATGAAATTAAATCTATTGGTATACGTGAACACAACAATCCTTACATCAAAGATAAATGTAATGGACTAATTGAAACTTTAAAAAGAATATCAAAGGAGATAGATAAGCTATGATTAAAGCAGGAAAAATATGGGGTCAAACAGAATTGATTCATGCAAATGATGGTCACGAATTACATCGTATTGAATTTAAAAAGGGATTTAAATGCAGCGAACATGAACATGAATTTAAATGGAATGGTTTTTATGTTGAACGTGGTAAACTATTACTGAGTGTTTGGCAAGATGACCAAGAAGGATTAGTTGATGAAACAATTCTTAATACAGGTGACTTTACAGAAGTAAGACCCGGTAAGTTTCACCAATTTAAAGGACTTGAAGATGGTGTAGCATATGAATTATACTGGGGTGAGTTTAATCATAATGATATTATTAGAAGAACAGTAGGAGGAATATAATGATAACAATACTAGTGGTGATTTTAACAGTGCCTACTATACTAGATGTAATAGATATAGTAGTCACACAAGTTTTATAACGGAGGTATATAATGTTAGAGTTAGTAATATTAATAATAGGATTTATTATATGACATACATAATAGTTCAGATAGAAAATCCTCTGGACTTAGAGAGCATATCTATACTACCAGATGAGAATGATCTAAAGATTAAACAGTTTAGCAATCAAGAAGATGCTGTTAAGTTTTTAGATAGACATGGTATGCTCGAAGAACTTGAGTATGATGCAAAGATTGTGAGGTTACATTGAGAATACTAATTATATTAGTGGTAATGTTTTATACTTTACCTAGTAAAGCCAATGACTTAGACTGTTTAGTTGAAGCAGTATACTATGAGGCTAGGTCAGAAGGGATGATACCTAAGATAGCAGTAGCTAATGTAATCTTACAACGAGTTAAGAGTAAGCAGTATCCTTCCACTATATGCGAGGTTGTCCATCAAGGTAAGCATAGTAAGGGTAGGATTATACGTAACAAATGTCAGTTCAGTTACTACTGTGATGGTAAAGAAGAAAGAATAAAAGATTATACATCCTTACTTGAAGTATTAGATGTAGCTTCTTTAGTCTTAGAGGGTGTGCTTCTTGAGAGAACTCAAGGAGCTACCCACTACCATGCTTACTACGTTAAACCAAGGTGGTCTATCAATAAAAGGTTTAAGAACTTAGGTAGGGTAGGAGCGCATATCTTTTATCTTGACAAAGGAAACTAATAGGAGTATACTAAATGTATAATAAAGAGTTAGATAAGATTGTACGTAATAAAACAGAGCTACTTCATAAGCATATCGAAGTACTTAAGAAAAGAGTAGAAGAGTTAGAAGACATTAATAAACAATTAAGAAAAGATCTTGGTAGATCCGAAACAACTAAATGGGTAGAGAGACATGACTAAAAATTTATGGGAAGAAGAAAGAAAGTATCTTTACTACTCTAAGATTAAAGAGTATGAAGAAGAAGGCTATGATAATCATGAGGCTAAGTCTCTAGCTAAGAAAGAAGTAGATGAAGTCATGATAGATAAGGAAGATTTTGTAGCTGAACTATGGGATAGCTCTTATGAAGAAAATTAAATGGGAGTTAGTCCTTGAGAAAGAAATAGGAAGTGTTGGTGTTGCAACTTTTCCTACTAAAGAAGAGGCAGAAGAAGAACGAGACAGTAGGAATAGATTATGTATTGCTATGTGTTGTTCTCCTGATGTAAAGTATATCATAAGAAAGGTTTGATCATGTCTAATGCTAAGATGGGTGAGTGTCCTAAGTGTGGATCTAGTGATGCTAATGCTACGTATCCTGATGATGGTCACTCGTATTGTTATAGTTGTCATGTTTACTCTAAAGGAGATGAAGGAATGGAACAACAATCTAAAGTAGTACCAATAAATAATCCTGCTACACCTACACTCAAAACTGTAGGGCAGGTAGCTGACATACCTGAACGTAAGATTAAGAAAGATACCTGCAAGAAATACAACACACAGATCATACGGTCTGGCAATACAACTACGCACCACATCTATCAGTACTTTGACAGAGAAGGTAAGCACATAGCTAACAAGGTACGTGAGGTACAAGGTAAAAAGTTCTGGTCTGAAGGTAACCTTGCAAGCTCTGGATTGTTTGGTGAGAATATCTTTGCGGCTAGGGGTAAGTACGTTACTATATGTGAGGGTGAGATAGATGCTATGTCTGCCTATGAGATGCTTGGTTCTAAGTGGGCTGTTGTATCTATCAAGAATGGTGCGGCATCAGCATTAGAGAATTGTCGTAGGTCTTTTGAATACCTCAATAAGTTTGAGCGTGTGGTGATTTGTTTTGATAATGATAAACCCGGACAAGAAGCTGCCATTAAAGTAGCTGAGTTGTTTGATCCTAACAAAGCTAAGATCGTTACCCTTGGTCTTAAGGATGCCAACGAATACCTTAAGACTAATCAAGGTAAGAAGTTCAGTGAGGATTGGTGGAATGCTAAAGAGTTTACACCAGCAGGTATCGTAAACCTAGCAGAGTTAGGTGATACCCTGTACGATGAGAAAGATTGTGAGACAGTACCTTATCCTTGGGAAGGTCTTAATGAGAAGACATATGGTATGCGTACTGGTGAGCTAGTAACCTTCACGAGTGGTGCTGGCATGGGTAAGTCAAGTATCATACGTGAACTTATGCATCACATTATGAAAGCAAGCAAGGATAACATAGGTGTCTTAGCTATGGAAGAAAGCATTAAGAATACTGCGTTCAACCTGATGAGTGTAGAAGCTAACCAAAGATTATACATCAAAGAAATTAGAGATAAGTTTACCCGTGAACAACTTACTACATGGCAAGATGCTACTGTAGGTACGGGCAGGTTCTTTGCCTTCGATCACTTCGGGTCTATATCTAACGATGAGATACTAGGAAGGGTTAGGTTCATGGCTAGTGGACTAGGATGTAAGTGGGTTATACTTGATCACCTATCTATCTTAGTATCAGGTCAAGAAGATAATGGAGATGAACGTAAGTCTATCGACATCTTAATGACTAAGCTACGATCTCTTGTGGAGTCTACAAAGATAGGCTTACTGCTTGTTAGCCACCTACGTAGGCCATCAGGTGATAGAGGTCACGAAGATGGGAGAGAGGTATCACTGTCACACCTTAGAGGGTCAGCATCTATAGCCCACCTATCTGATAGTGTGATAGCATTAGAACGTAACCAACAAGCAGATGATGAGACTGAAGCTAACACTACAGTGCTACGTATCTTAAAGAATAGATACACTGGTGATACTGGTGCATGTTGTCACTTGCATTATGATAAAGAAACTGGTAGAATGACAGAAATTAATAACCCCTTTGAGGAGAATCAAGAAGATGATACCACTCTCTAAACAAATCCTCACCAATTGGTTGAATAAAGAAATACCTGATATGGTATTAGATACAGATGAGCAACACGGTTTCGGTGTGTGTGGGCAGGTGAATGGTGGGCCATTTAAATGTTTCTATGATATGTATGTTAATGATTCATGGACAGATGAATGGCCTACCAATTGGAAGTATATACACATACCAGCATCAAAGAAAAACTTAATTGATAAGTGGTATAAAGATTACAATGATTCTTTGTTTACTGTGGTAGTCTTTAATAAAAACTTAGAACGTGCATGGCATGTAGCCGCTGAGATTATTATGGAGAGTGAGATCAAAGGAGATTTCTATCGTGTACCTAGTGATCAATCTTACATACTGGATATGGTAAATGGTAACAGCAATAGTTGATATTGAAACTGATAGCCTTGATGCTACTCTTATACACTGTATCGTAGCTTGTGACTATATTACTGGCAAAGAAAAGGTATGGGTACAAGATGAGTGTACACAGTTTGCATCATGGTCTAAGAAGATTGATACATTCATAATGCATAATGGTGTAAGCTTCGATGCACCAGTTCTTAATCGTATACTAGGATCAAAGATAAAGTTATCTCAAGTAAGGGACACTCTGATAGAGTCTCAACTTTACAATCCTATTAGAGATAAGGGGCATTCACTAGCATCATGGGGTGAGCGACTAGGCTTTCCCAAGGGAGATCATACTGAGTTTAAGTACTACTCTCCTGAGATGTTAGAGTATTGTAAACAAGATGTACGTGTTACTAGAAAGGTAGCACAGGCATTAGAGATAGAGGCTGAAAAGTTTTCTTCTAAGTCTTACATCTTGGAAAGAAAAGTAAGAGCTATAGTAGATCAACAAGAGAAGAATGGTTTTTGTTTTAACTTACAGGAAGCTATACCTTTTCTTGCTGGACTTGAAGATGAGTTACACATCTTAGAAGATAAGGCTCAAGAGATCTTTGAACCTACTGAAGTAGTGATGAAAACTAAGACTAAGTACATACCATTTAACATTGGCTCTCGTAAGCAGATAGCTGAACGTCTAATGGGATTAGGATGGAAACCTACACACCATACAGATAAAGGTAATGTAATAGTCAGTGAAGAAATACTATCTAAGATTAAACTACCAGAAGCTGAGATGTTTAGCCGATACTTTCTATTACAGAAACGTACCGGCTTACTCAAAGCCTGGATTAAAGCGTGTGAGGACGATGATAGAGTTAGAGGTAGAGTGATGACCCTCCGTACCGTGACAGGCAGGATGGCACATAACTCTCCTAACATGGCTCAAGTACCAGCATCTTACTCACCTTACGGCAAGGAGTGTAGGTCACTATGGACTGTCTCTAATCTAGATACACATACCTTGATTGGTACTGATGCATCTGGATTAGAGCTACGGTGTCTTGCTCACTACATGGATGACCCTGACTTTACCAATGAAGTTCTTAATGGTGATGTTCATACAGCTAACATGAAAGCTGCTGGTCTTACTGATCGTGACCAAGCTAAGACTTTTATCTATGCATTCTTGTACGGTGCTGGCCCTGCTAAGATAGGTAAAGTAGTTGGTGGTAATGCTAAGAGAGGACAACAGTTGATAGCTACGTTCTTATCTAACATGCCGAAGCTCAAGAAGCTAAGAGATGATGTTGCTAAGTGGTCTAAGAATGGTACTATACCTGCTCTTGATGGTAGGTTATTGCATATTAGGTCAGAACATGCAGCAGTTAATACATTACTACAAGGTGCAGGAGCTATCATATGTAAGCAGTGGCTTGTGCATATCACTGAACGTATACGTAAGTCAGGTGTTGATGCTAAGTTAGTTGCATCTATACATGATGAATACCAATTCGAAGTAGCTAAGAAAGATGCTCAAAGGTTTGGTAAGATTACCAAGGATGCAATGAAAGATACTGAGAAGACACTGAAGGTTAAGTGTCCTCTTGATTGTGAGTTTAAAACTGGTACAACATGGAGTGATACGCACTAA